GCCGCCAAAAGGCCCACCACTTGGGTGGGACAATCCCGTCCTTGATGTTGCTGTTCCAAAGCTCAGTGCGCATGGCCGCACTGTGTGTGATGTGCTTGGACCAACGCGACAAACTTCCTGCTGTTGGAACCATCGCAGCAAAGATTGTGGCCTCCATAATCTCAGCAACTAACAAAGCATCCAAGTGCGACGACTTAAAGTTCCTCATGAATTTAGTCGCCTCAGTGCGAAGTGCGGCGAGAGTGTCTTTCGTCACCGGACGCGTAGCCATGTACATCCTCAACACGCCGTAGAGCTCAAAGTCCACGTGTTTAATATCATAGGCGGTTCTTTTTATATTACGATTGATCTTTATTATTTTGAACGGCCGCCTGTCGTTTTGATCATAACCCAGAACACCATAGGTCGCACTGGGTCCAGCATACGCTGGTTTTATGTTGGTCTCACCTACCAACTCGTAATAATCCTCTCCATCCTTATTTTCAACCAACTTCCAGGTGCAGTTCTGGTGAGCCAGACTAGGCGTAAACTGGTCACGGAACACATCGCCAGACGCTGTTAACACGCCCGGTAGATGCCGCACCATGGTCATGGCCCCAATGCCCCCGAAATCCTCAGTTATCACTCCGGCTTCTCTGATTATGTCATACTTTTGGTCGATACCCCTCAAGTACTGCAAGTGTTGTAATTTTTCCTCAATGCTGACATCACGCAAGCTAACATCATCCAGCTCTGGTCCCGGCGGTGGCAGGCCCGGACCATCATCATCATCGTCGCTGGAACCACCTCTGCTCTCATCATCTTTCTCCCGTGGTTTCGGTGGTATCTTAGTTTCCTCACTGGTTTGGTCGTTTTTGAAATTTGACTTACCAGAATCTTTCCGTTCAGTGTTTCTCTTAGCACGGTTTTCCTCCGGGTCAGGTTTTGGTGGTTCAGTGTCGCGATTCGCGTCACTCGATGGTGGCGAACCTTTCTCCTCCCTCTCGAAGCGCGGCGTTGACGCTCTCTCGTCCGAACCGCTCGTAGACGGCATCCCTGTAGGCTGGTGTGGCTTCTCTCCAAACTCGTCGAATTTTCGCTCGTTCGGCGTCACTGGTTGCACGTACCAACCAAAGACCAAATCTTGTAGCGTTGTGTTCGAGATTTGTACCTCGACGCGTTCTCCTGGTCTGAGTATCCCATCCTGCTTTTTGGTGAATTCTTCCGAACTCTGATAGCTCTCCTCCTTCCGTGTACTCTCTTCTGAGGAAGTAGTATGCGGTTCGTTCGGCTGTCTCGTATCCGAATCTCGTTCGGACGTACCGCATGGTTCGGGACAATCGGTCTGTGTCCCGGAACATGAACTTGTAGCAGATCCTAACAGCAGATATGACCTCATTCGCCTGCGAATTGCTAAGTCGTCCCCAACAACTTCTTCTGTCAATTCTCGAGCCAAACGCAATAATTTCAAAATGTGCTCTCGACGCGACCGGAATAATTCTGGCGGCCCATTCGAGATAACTTGAATTATGCGCGTGATATCCACGGAGCATTGTGAAGAAGGCTGCCGCGTCTCTTCTGAGGAC